GTCCAAGAAGCTCCTGATGCAGAAGCAATGGAGAAAGAAATGGAAGCAATGGAAGATGAGAAGAAAAAGCTTATGGAAGAGAAAGAAGCTCTTCAAGCTAAAGTTGAAGCAATCACAGCTGAGATGGATGAAAAAGAAAAGTCTTACAAAGACCAATTCAACGCTCTATCTGAAGAAATCAAAGCCTTGAAAGAGGAAGTGATTGGTGAGGCAAACGAAATCGAAAACAAAACTAAAGCCGTCGTTGAAGAAAACGAAGACTGGTCTAAGCTATCAGTATCTGAGAAGTTCAGAAGACGTATGGTCGCAAAAGCTCAAAACGAAAACCTTTAAATAAAATGGCTAATAATTTTAAAAACACAGCGGTGACTATCTCACCAAACACTTATGCAGGTCAGAGATACGCTGAGTATCTAACCCCTGCTTTGCTTGCTCCAAAAGGACTAGCTGACAGGAATCTTGTAACTGTCGTTGATGGCATCAAGGATAGCGTGAAAATGCTAGGAGTTGATCAACCATTAGAGTTCCAAGACCCTTCTGCTTCTTTCTCTGCTCAATCAGGTGCTATCACTAGAGATGAGAAAGCGATTGACCTTGTGAAATACGAGGTAATGGTTCAGACTGACTTTGATAACCTTAGAACTTCTTGGGAGGCTCAAAGCCTAAGACCAGGCTCAATGAATGATTATTTAGGAACCACTGAATTATCTGACTTCTTATTGAACAGCATCTATGTTCCAAGATTGGGAATGATGAACGAAGAGCTTTACATCAAAGGTAAGGCTGGTGTATCTGCTGGAGGTGGCTCTGCTACTTTTTCAGCTAACTATCCTGGTCTATTGGCTAAGTTTGAAGCTGGTTCAGATGTAAATAAATTCAGATTGGGTGATGTTGCTTCGGCTGTTCAAGCTGGTGCTACTTCATTGATAACTGCCGGTGCTGCTGGTGCTGCTACTATCGAAGTGGCTAGTGCTACTAACATCTCTGTAGGCGATGAGCTTACTGTTGTAGGTGCTGATGGTGATGAGCAAATCGGAGGAACTTCTATCAACGGTCAAACTGTCACGGTCCTTTCTAAGGCAGGCGCGGTTCTTACTGTTGCTGAAGCTATCACATCTGCTGGTTCTGCTTCAACTGAATTCCAAGTACAGTATGTAAATGCTGCTAACGTCATTGACGTATTGACAGCTGTTTACAACTCTATCCCTAGAGTTATCAGAACTAAGCCTGATACTGTTATCGGTATCTCAAGACAAATTGAGAAGGCTTACAGACAAGCTAACGCTAACGTGGCTGATGGTGCTGGTTTATACTTAAGAAGTGATTACTTCGGTCAGGAGTCTATTCCATTCTTGGATGTACGCTTAGAGTCTATGCCTTATTGGAATGAGAACGAGGTCGCTGTATGGGCTTACTGGAGACCGGTATCAACTCTATAATTTATAAAACAGGGGGGTGTAATAACCTCCCTATTTCTAACCTATTAAAAGATTGATATATGGCTGCTTGTGATGCTTTAACAACAAATTTAAGTCCTAGCTGTGAGGCTATTAAAAAGCCAGGAGGCTTGGACAAACGCATATGGATAGGGTTAGTAGAAGACTTAGATTCAGTAACCTTCGGAACTGGGAATCAGATTACTGCTTTCACTTTCGCTGCTAGTACTGGCTTTATTACGGCAACTGGTAAGATGGAGAAGAACAACTCTTCTATCGCTATCAATGCTGGCGAAAACTACAACCTAAGAACGCAATCATTCAACTTTGTATCTTACTATCTAACGGCTGAGGATCTTGATGACATCGACCAACTGATAGACCAAGAGCAATTGTTTGTATGTGCGGAAACTAATGCAGGAACTATTGAAGTTTATGGAATCAACAAATCTGATGCCTTCGATAATTTCGGCTTACAATGTACTGCTATTGAAGGTGGTTCAGGAACTGCAAAGTTAGATGCTAGTCAATTTGCTTTGACGTTTAGCGGAGACTTTGAGAATTTGCAATTAGTATTTGAAGATACTGCTGCTGGTTCCCCTGGACTTGCTGCTGATATTGCTTACCTTGATGCACTTGTAACAGGTACTTAATTGTGTTTGTTTTTTTCTGTTTGAAATGCCCTGCCTTTTTGGTGGGGCTTTTTTTATGGTCAAACAAAAAGAACAGGGGCTGTATTCTAAGTATATTTAAGAAATTATAATGCTATGAAAAAGTACAAGTTTAGAGATAAATTTCATACAGCAATAATCACTATCCCATTGCTTCGCAAAACTATCACAGAGCATAACGCTACTGATGAAGATGTAGAGTTTTTGTTAAAGAAATTTCCAGGCAAGTTTGATCACAACTTTGAGCTGGTTATCGAATATCAAGCAGAGGCAGAGCCTATTGAAGGGGTTGTAGAAGAAGAAAGAGCCTACCCAAAAGGCAAACCATGCATGTGCAAGGAATGGAGCGTGGACCATTTAAAGGCGTATGCAAAAGAGCATGGTATTAATATCGGTGCATCGCAAAAAAAGGCTACTATTTTTAAGAAGATAAAAGAGGCAAATGAAGCGTAATAACTTTAAGAATCAATGGTCATCTGTCATTGGTAAGGTGCGAACTTTTGCCAAGAATAGAATAGCATACATCAATCAGCTAAGCGCTAAGGGATGGTGGTATTTTGGTGAAACGGATGACCTGCCGAATATCATTATTGAAGGCATCAACAATAGCGGAACAGCTACACAAGCAATCAAGCGTAAAAAGCAATTTATACAAGCTGAAGGATTCAAGTGTGAAATAACAGCTAATGTGCCTGTTGATAAGAAAGGCAATACGTTCAATGGCTTGCTAGAAGACATCGTTGAGAATACGGTAAAGATGGAAGGCTTTGCTTTAAATCTTTTCTTCAATAGCGAAGGCAAAATTGCAAGTATTAAAAGTGTGCCTGTACCTTGGATTAGACGTAAAGACGATGATCATTTTGTCGTTAACAGACTAATGGGTGAGCAGAATTATCGTAAGACTCAAGACATTGTTATTCGTGAGTTTGACCCTAGAGAAGATTATGCGGTAAGGGCTGCAAGGATAAAGGCAGAAACCAAGAAGAATAAAGGCAAACAAATAGGTGAGTTGTTCTATTGCTTTCAACCTAAGCTTGGTAGAAACTATGATGTCTACCCTGTTCCTAGTTATTACGCTGGCTTTGATGACATTGTAAGTGATGGCAAGGTAAGTACCTTAGAGATGCGTAATATCGTTCAAGGATGGCGTGCGCCAATTATTATCACTACCGGTCAGATAGATGACATCAACCTAGATGAAAATGATCAGTCAGATCTTGACAAATTCAACGAAAGCATCGAAGAGTTCTTGGGCGAAGAGGCCAGTCCTGTAATGCACTTAATGGGGAGAACTCCTGAAGAAACGCCACAGGTTACGACTATTGATATGAAAGAGATAGTCGATATGACTGAAAAGGCTACGCTTAGAGTGGGTGAAAAGGTCTGTCGATTGATTGGTGTGCCTCCTGTGCTTGTCGGCTTTGCTAAGGCAGGGCAGTTAGGCAACGTGCAAGAGATTAAGAACATGATGACTTTGTTCTACTTGACTGTTACCGAATGGCAAAACTGGATAACTAGAAAGCTAGAGGCTATTCAGCCTTGCATGGTTAATGGTGAACAATACGACTTTGAAATCACTAGACTTAACCCATTTGATTTTCTGCCTGATAAAGTGATTGACAGATTAAGCGATGCGGAGCTAAGAGAATATTTTGAACTACCCGAAATAGAAACGGAGCAGCCTATTGAGCAGGTTACTGAAGAAGTTGAAGCGAGCGAAGTCAATAGAGAAATCAATGACAACTTAAAAACATTATCAGGCAGAGAACAGCAACAACTAAACAGAATCGTTAGGCAGTTCTACAAAGAGCAGTTAAACGAAGTGCAAGCTGTCATGCAGTTGGTTGCTGGCTTTGGCTTCACAGAAGAAGAAGTTCGCAGTTATGTGATTGAACTTGTTGATCTGACTCTGGAAAACTAAGAGAATATAAATAACTCTATAAATTAACATAGGGTTATTTTAAATGGCAATTACGAAATACTGGAAAAGCATTACAGCAACTGCTACTGGTCTTATGTCCATCATTGGCGTTCTTACCTTTCTCGAAATCAGCATACCCAGACCTGCTTGGGCGTCGGAATTGAGAGAAATTGCAGAGTATTTGGTAGACGTTGATAGTCGAGTGACATCGCAGCAACTTGACGAGGCGAGATTACAACTATATAGAAATATACGAGAACGCTCGGGGTATGAGCGTAGGGATGAGGAAATACCAGATTTCCTAACTCAAGAACGAGTGATACTTGAACGCAGAATCGAAAATCTACAAGAACATTTGGATTTTTTGAGAGAAACCGCATCTGAGTGAAATTTTTTTTGAACAAAAATCGTATTTTAACTGAAAAGTCTTATAAATAATAAAAACAAATTCAAAAGCGAATAGGAAAAATGCTTCATATACTTAGTCTATCAGTACAGAGAACCGCCGAATCAATGGGTTATCCCTTTGATTGGAATCTCCGTGCGTGGAAAGGAGCCTTTCGTTTGTAACTAGTATTATTGGTACAGTAATATTACAAGTGTAAGGCTCGAAGAAAAATCTTCGGGTCTTTTTTTTATGAAAACAGGAGAAAGATTATGAGCATCAAGGATATGGTAAAAGATAACACGGTTCATTTCAGTCATTATAAAGATGGTGAACTGTGGTATAGACTTGAGTATGACGATGGAAAGATTTTTGACTTTCCAGTTCCGACTGATGATGTAGGCAACGCAACGATGTTAGTACAAGATAAGGCACTTTTGTTTATGCGATACATCAGAAAACATTTGAAAGTGGTTGACAATCAGCCCGAATCAGTATAGATTGTAAAAG